ATTCCCCAGTTCCATTTTTAATATTTACATCTAATGGGAATTTTTTAAGTATTTTTTGAGCACTAATTTCTCCAGATCTTTGTGAGTATACTGTAAATGTGTGGGACCCACTTGCAGGACCAAATGTTAAGTATTGATTTCCTCCAATAAATGATCTAGATGAATATAATTTAATTTTTTTATTATCTGCCGAATTGACTTCAACATAATAACTTCCAGTCTCTAACCCTGCAAGTGAATTAAGTTCTGGTTGATAATAAATTCTATCTCCACTAATAAAGGGAACTGAATTATTAAATGCTATAGTAGAATATGTGCCATCACCAACTGCGTCAGTTAAAATTCCAACAGTACCATTACTAATTGATGCAGTATTAATATTTTTTGTTATTTCATAAGCATATGGGATGGATAATCCCCTATTATCAGATGGAAGTGAATTGGAAGCCACATAGGCATACTCATCGCCATCAGTATATAAATTTTGAACATCAGATACAATTACATTATTTCCAAATTCAATAGGAACTATTGAACTACTTGCCGTATTAATTTTTCTTCTTAAGTCATATTTTACTCCCAATTCTGGAGTAAAGGATAGATTATTTAAATCAATTCTATTTTCCGAAACAATAACGTTTGAAATATATGCAATATTTGTTGGTGAAGATACTACATTATTAGTACCTCTTTCAATAATTTCAACTTGATCACCGATCTTTAAGCTTGATCGATCAATTGGACTGGTTAGGGTAAAATTGTTAATATTTTCTATTTGATATCTTGAACTTGTATTGTATATCCAAGAATTTGCAAAAATTTCTTTATAAGTTCTATTCTGATTAGGATTTTTAATTAATTCACCAAGGTTTTTGACTGATATAATATCGCCTTCGCTGACGTTCAAGTTATCAGATACTTGTACAAAGTTTGATAACACTCCAGTAAGTCTTAATTCAACTTTCTTGGTAGTATCTCCATCTTCATAACCATAATAACTCTCATCGGATCTTACATCATCTGTAGAGGAAATTTCTTCTTCAATTCCTGTACATCCAAAAAATTGATTAATACTTTTACTGGTATAGGTAATAATATTATTACCAGATATAATTGTACCTTCTTCTGCAAATCCAATAGTGGAGTCAACAGATATTACTGATCCACCAACTAAAACAGTCTCAAGACACTTTGTACTTGGTGTAATTGTAAAATTGCCTTCAACAGCAGAAAATTCGTTATATCCAACAAAAAGTGAAATTTTAAAATATTGTTTATTATTTCTCGTAAATGGCTCAACTTCAGAAACTGATGCACTAGTAATCGTATCAGTAGATTTTTTAATTGTTTGACCGACCAACTTTAAAGGATCTCCGGAGATTCTTTCCGCTATTGCAACTTCTCTTCTAACAAATTCAGAAGAAGATGGTTTTATTAAAAAATCTTCTAAATTTACAACTTGTGGAGTTACGCCATAAAGAACATTAAATAAAATTCTAAATGATTCATTAGTCCCCTTTGATTGGTAAAAAGTTCTTGCTTCTTTTATAAAATTTCCAACATTTAATTCAGAAACAAAGTCAAGATCCTCTAAACCAGGTGTTAAAGTATATTTTAATTTTTTATAGAACTCTTTTAAAAATAAAGAACTTAGATTCTGTACAGAATTATTTTGCTCATGAGATGCTGCTGTTGACTCGGAAAATACAAGGTCTTCTTGATTTAAATTTGCATGATAACTGGTAATACCACTAAATCCACGAATACATCCAGTAAAAGTATTTGTTGTTAATCCAGTATAACTTATTATCTCACTATCAATCTTTAATAGTCCATATTGCTGAGGAAATCCTTTAGTACTATTAACTTGAATAATACTATCAGTAGAAGAAATGTTCGAAGTAATATATGCGCTATCTACTACTACTTCGGGAATTAAATTATCAAGTTTTAAATATTGATCTAAATTTTCGGCAATATCAATTGGACCACTTTGATATTCCTGAGAAATATAATATTGTTTTAAAAATTCTGCCGCATTGGGACTCTCATCCAAAATAAAATTTGGGAGTTGATTGTCAATAATTTGCTGAACTTTAACTCTAGACTCAAATCCAGTCTGTATCATATTACTTTCTTGTTAGGGTCCCGTTTGAATAACTTGACGTATAATAATCTCTAGAAAATACTGTTCCAGATATTTCGTCACCAGAAGAAATTACGTCTCTTACCATATTTATTGTGCTTTCTGAAATACTAAAACTTAAATATAAGTCCTTTAATCCAACAACATCATTTGATTCTGGATAAGCCTGTATTTCGATAATATCATTTGCTAATACTGTTGAAGTAATATTTACAGTTGTAAGTATAATCTCACCTCTTGAGTAATTGACCGTTCCTGCAGATTTTGCAACAACTCTTGTAGTCCCATCACTCATTGGTTTTACTATTGATATAACTCCTGTTATACCATCTGAATTTGGAATATCAGTCAGATATACTGTACTAGATTCATTTGAAATATTAAATCCAGTAGATTTGATATTATATCCCTCAGAATTAATATGAAACTTGTTTCCAAAACATAGTTCATATTGGGCAAATTGATTTGGAACTACCTTTAGATCTCTTCTAATTCTCACTTTAGTGATATTGGATGTTATAGAAGTATCAGTATTATCAATAATTTGCTGAACTTTACTATACTTAAATCTTCCACCAAATTTATTAAGATCTAATGAATTTGAATATTCTGTTAATGAATTTACTACTTTTGTTTTTAATGACTCAACAGTTGATACTTGAGAGTAATTATAATAAATTGACGAATCAATCTCAACATACAATACCTTAAGGTCAATTATTTTCTGATTAATTCCAGAAATACTGTATTGTTTTAGTTGTGATAAAATTCTAGACTTTGAAAAGTCTGAGACATATGTTCCATTTTTTGGTTTAATACTGATAGAGACTGTTCCATATTCTGGTGGATCAAATTCCTCACCACCAACAATAGCAACAGATTCCGTGTCTGGATAAATCTTTTTAATAATTGCTTCATAGTCACGTGCAGTTACTGCTCTATACTGTGATGAATAAATTCTTGGGGCATAATACTTAATCGAATCTACTGACTCAATATCAGAACCATTTTGAGATGATTGATTTGTTGTAATTATTACACCAGTATTAGATGCAATTGGTACATTGCTAGCATCTCTAGTAGTTCCGGAAAAAGAGAACGAAGTAGCACCATTACCATCTTTACCATCAGTTACAATATAATTTACGGTAATTACTGAAGCATTTTGTAATTTTTCACCAATTAACCCATCGCCAAAAAGCAATTCATATTTTTCATCCTGCACTTCTTGTAGAAGATAAATTTTAGATGTGGAGTTAACATTAATAATATTATCAACTAATGAATATTCTATTCCAAGTCCACTATCGTTAATCCCTTTTACATAAACAGAAATTGTTGAAGTATCAATAAAAGAATTATTGAGGATAAATCTTTGGTCTAAAGAACCATCTACTGTAAAAGTTTTAGTTAAAAATGTACCCTGATAAACATCAATTTTATTAAAGGATGCAATTCCATTCACAACATTTGTCGATATATTATCAGGAACTGAGAAAGTATATGATGAGTTATCAACAGTTCCTACACACACTAGACCCGCCTGTAAGGTCACTGTTGGTGTATCTGCACCAATAGACATATCAAAGGATATCTGTGCCTTTGATGCCGTTCTAGAGCGGGGTACGTACCCAATATTTCTTGCTAACGAGACAACATTTTCGCGGAGAGTTGCTGAATCCAAAAAGGATTCGTTCACAATCATATTAGAGTTGAAAGCAGTAATATACGTGTTATATGCTAACGTATCAATTAATACTGAAAAATTAGACCCCTCAAAGTCAAAATCCGTGAATGTAGAGTTGGCACGGAGATAATCTTTGATAGAAGTCTTTATCTGATCAAAATCTAGATTTGTAAATTTAGTAAAAGGCATTTTATCTTGTTGCCTCTAGTAGGAATGAATATTCTTGAGTTGGAAACTCTTGTCCAATAATATCAAAAATAACCGTCACATTAAATGTATTTTGATCGGGATCCGGATCTACTTCAACTCTAACATTATTAACTCTTGGTTCAAAGTTATTAATGGAGATTTCAATTTGATTTTGAATGACTGATGCAGTACCAAAATCAACAAATTCAAATAAACTTCTTTCAATATCAGACCCCAATAATGAATTAAAGAATCTTTCAGTTGGAATAGTTTCTACAATATTTCTTACAGATCTGCGAATCGCATTTTCATTCTTTAATATTGGTAGATCCTTCGTCACAGGATGTGGTTCAAAGGATAAACTGATATCTTTAAATGATCGGGATATCCTTTGAATTGCCATCGAACAGAGTTTTTTATTTATTTATATCTACTTCCACAAAGAACCATATGTTGGTTCTGTACCATATTCCCAGTCATTATAGTCCTCATCATTACGAATTTTTTCATGTAATTCAGTTTGTTTTTTAAGATTATGCTTTGGTGCATAATCGTGCATTACCTCTTGAATTATTCTTTTTTGAGAATCTCCGGATTCGAATAACATTTTAGCTCCTGTTTTAGTGAATAAAACAGAACTTTTATAAAGGAGGTTGCTATCTCCTATTGTTATTTAACGATTTACTTCACGAAGAGAATAATTATCTGAATCCAGATATCTTAATAACTCTAATGCGATTAATTTTGGATTTCCTTCACCACATGTATAAACATCTATTGCTAGACAACCCTCCTCAGGCCACGTGTGACACGATACATGACTCTCTGAGAGTGCGATGACTATCGTACATCCTTGTGGTATGAAACAGTACTGGAAGACGTTTAGGATGGCCATCCCAGCACGTTTAATGCCTTTAACCATTACCTCTTCAAGGGTAATTGCATCGTTAATGAGATCGTATTTAACATCATACACCTCTAACAAAAGGTGCCTACCCATTGAAAAACGTTCCAAGGCATAAAAATCCACTAAAAATTTATTTATTTGACCCAAAAACCCAGTCTTTCATAACTTGGATCATCTATGAATCTGTATTCTTCATAATTTTCTTTTATTTTTTCATTCCAAACGGGTATTGCAACTGAATTTCCATATCTAAAATTAGGATTTCTACGAAATTGTACTTCTATAAGATGTCCACCAATAAATTCACAGTTAATCCATTCATAATCTCCTTTTAAATTTTTTAAAATATTTGGAAAATCAACTTTTCGATCTACTTTTTCCCACTTAGACCACTTATGGATTGGATCTTCTTTGTTTTTTGTACCTAATATAGTTAGATTTTGTTGTTTATGATAAAAATCGACACTTAAATGTTCTCCTTCAAAAATTTCGCACCAGAATTCTGATGGATGCATGCCATCTGTTCTTTTTTCAATCCATTCTTTACGAGCAAAACGACTCATACCAAATAAATTGAATGAAGGACGCACAATATAAAAGTCGGGATTAGGAACTGTGGTCCCAGCAGGACCACAAATATAACCTAAAACCCGACTTAAAAATAATTTATTATATGCCCAGAGATCATCAGAATGTATATGATTCCATTCATCATCACATTCTAGTAAATACATTATCTACCTTGTCCTCTGTATCTTTTACGAGCTGAGTTACGAGAACTCGCAGCATACTTGGTATTAGACCCATCACCCTGACGAGTGCTTTTGGGTTTTGATTCAATAACATCTTTACCAGACAATGAGGGACGCTTAGACATTAGTTTTCTCCAATAATTTCAGTTTGAATTTCTTCGGGTAATGGAGAACCTGTCCGATAAAATTCAACTGACAAGTCCTCCATAATATTAAAATATTCTTCTTCTGTAAGATTTGAAAATATTTTTCTTCCCTTACAAAGAATATTGTATGTATCAGCCATTTGTATCAGATTACTCTTGTCTTTTCGTGACCAACGCGAATACGAGGATCACACCAAATTTCAAAACCTGCTGCGATAGCATCTAGGCAGAATGATACATCTTCTCCACACATATCCTGAACATCGCCAGAATCAAAGACTTGCATCTTAGGAGCAAACCAAGGATACTTGATTCCATCATCCTCAAATACACCGTGCTTAATCAATACCCAACCAAAACCAGTATAATCAACTGTAAATGGTTTACGACGCTTTGAAATGCTTTCAACGGTTTCATGATTCATCACTCCACCATTATTACGGAAGTCATCTTCTTCTAACCAGTGTGCGACAGAAGTTGTGTGTCCATCTTCGGTAGCATACCAACCAGCGGCAATATCCTTCTCCATCAGAACTAATTGAAAAAACTTCTCAGTATTGAAGACAATATCAGAATCAATCCAAAGTTGCCAATCGTATTTAAGTTTTCCGTCCCAGGGAATTTGATCTGGTCCACGCAGTACATTCGCACCTAAACATTTGCATCGGGCAAAGTTTACCATCGATGAATAGTCTTGTGAGATTTGAATACTTGCTCCTGCCTGTACCAAGTCAAAGCATAGTTGCACAAAACTCTTTAAGTAGGTATATGAAACTCCACGACCTGGAAGGCAAAAGACAATAGACTTGCCTCTCACCATTTCTTTTGCTTTTTCGTAGTCCCATTCGTTTTCATTATTTGATGCCACTGGGGCATTTGCTTTTACTGTGAATCCTTTAGCCATAATTTCAAGTGATTACTTACATATCATACAGTATTATCTATGTCCTGTCAATCTTCTTCCTTTTCACTTAATACAAGGTCTGTGCCCTCTAATGAAAAGTTTATCTCACTATCCTCATACCATGAAAGATCATTCACAATCCACTCGGGTATTACAATATAATACTCCCCAGTAATTGGATCGACTTGTAGTGCCTCAAAATTTTTGCCGGAATTTTTTTTCATATAAAGTATTATAATTTACCTTTTTCAGAATTATATAGTCTCGGGAAATTTTTGAGTAGATCGATATTTATAGGTCGATTTGGGTCAGTTGTAGGTTAGGGTAGTGATGGGTTTTTATATACGGGGGGCGCCCCCGCCGCGACCGCATACGGGGCAACTGCTGATTCACGAACGAATGCCCCCCACCCGAAGCGGGCAGGGGGCAGGCAGTGGGTCAGGCAGGGAAGGAGATCCGCTTCGCTTCGGGGTTGCAGTGGTAACGGTGACCAGAACCAACCCACCCCCGAAAATCGGTGTGCATGTCCGCCAACTCAGCAGCGGGCAGACCGTCATGCTCCCATCCCCGCGTGTGAGAGTTTGCCTGATGCCCCTCCTTCACTTCCCATTCGGTCCCGTTGAACGTGGGAAGGTTGCTCACCTTGGTTCCGATCCAAACGGTCTGACGGGTTTGGAGGTCTGATGCTTGGTTGTAGATTGCCATGGGTTCGGGGTCGTTTGGTTGACTTGTTAATTGTAGCACGGACTAGGCGGCTGCCTTTGCTGCCAGAAGCAGGGCATGGAATTTGTGGAACTCATGGGTCATGCCAGGGGAGAGGGTCGGGCGTCCCTTGCTACCATGGGTGGGAAGGTGGAAGGTCTGGGCAATGGCGGGATGGGTTACCTTGTCATGGTTCCCGCCTGGTTTGATTGCTCCGCCTGCTTTGGTGATGAGGCGGTGGGCATCGCGGATCTTCAGAGGTTGCATCGGATTCGGTTGCGGTCCCCCTTATGATAAACCCCCTGCCTGACGAATCGGGCAGGGGGTGGACAGTTTAGAGTTCGGTCATCATCTCCACCATGGCAGCGGCATCGATGGCGGGGTCGTTCCAACGTACCCCATCACGGGTCTGCCCCAGCATCCGTCCGATCTGCCCGTCGGTCATGCAACGGACGAACTTGACCCAGGGGGTCTCATCGGTGCCGCAGAATTCCACACATGCCTTAGCGGTGTTGTAAAGGAACTCATCGTTGCCAATCCAGAGGGCAGCATTCCAGGTCTGGTAATTTGCCCAACCGTTGTAGGTGTTGCTGGTCATGGGGGGGGAGGTCGTTTGGTTCTTCCTTATCCTACAGGCAACCCCACCCCCTGGAAGGGGTGAGGTGGACAGTCTCAGAACTGGATCTCCTGCCCCTGGTCCTGGGCATCCGATGCGATAGACTCCAGGATTGCCAGGAGGTCGGCACCATTGGCAGCACGGTTCAGCAGAGCAGAGGCAATTTCAAAAGTCATGATAAAATGTTAAACAGTGTGGTTTGAGTTAGGGTGTCTTTAAGGGCGCACCCGCTCCCATAAAGTTTATGCCAGGCGCATGGAGGAGAAGAAAGGAATCACAGAGAATTCCGTTCCCCACTTAGCACGAAGGAACCAAGTCCAGTTCTTTTGGAATACACATTCGCCAGGCAATCCGTGCTCCTGAAGAATAGCATTCAGGCGGGACTTGGTGGTGTTCGATTGAAACCCACCATCAAAGAGGCGGAGGAAACCATCACCAACCTCGGCAATCAAATTGCCGTGGAGGTATACCCTGGAAATGGAATTGCCCTGCTCATACTCTACGCGGGTGTTGGCGCTTGCCCAATCTTGGCGGGCAGTGATGGCAGCGTTCATTTGGCGTTCGATTTTGCGCATGGGGTGCTCCGTTTGGTTGACTTGTTAATTGTAGACCCTAGGGGGGGCATGGCGACCCCCCAGTGGACAGTTCAGTAACTGACCACCATGGGGTTGACCAAACGCAGCAAGGCGCCTACCCTATCCTGTTGCAACTTAATACAAACTTGTGAATTCTTGTTTGCCTTGCTGGTTCCCAAAAATGCACTGATTCCGTTGTTATTACAAACCCGCATCCTGATGTCGGTGCTATACTCATTACCCTCAGAATCCTTGAAGAAAATCATACGGGATTTGGGGGCATCACCTTTCAAATAGGCAGTAAATCCTTTGTTCACATATTCAAATACTGGATGACGATTGACGGGGTAAATGTAAAGATTTTTCGTCTTAATATCATTAACTACGTTATCAAAGTTTTCTCCGCAAGGTTCAATCAATCCACGATTGAGCACTTTGATGATATTCTCTGAATTGAAGTGATTAAAACTTTCAGGACAGAGAGAATCGAACTTTGCAGAAACTTTCATCTTAAACTCTTCATCAATGCGAATATCGAAAGGCAGTTGACGAAGTTCTTTTACTTGTGAAAGAAACTCATCAAAAGTATCACCGAACAGACCCTCATTCACTGCGCTTGAAATATTTCCCCAATCATGAGATCCACTGTGAATAGACTCCATGCGCTTGATTCCGATTTTTTGAAGATCGGAAACTGCATCCTCTTTAAGTTTAGTACCCCCACGCTTTTCTACCGTGTTGGAATAAACCTTCTTATCATTCAAGATCTTAATAGTATTATCTTCGTTTTCTTTACCTTCAAGATCGGATTTGCCCGTTGTATCAAAGCCTTTTTTGTTCTTCATTTTAAATCTCCGTGATCGACAGGGGGAATTTGGTTTGGATGATCCGTCTTTAAGGCGCGGGTCGTTCCTTGCTTGTTGAATTAATTATAGGGCATCAGGGTGCCCCTGGATCAGATGGTGGACAGTTAATTAACTGGCACACTGGAAGCGACCGTGATTGAAGTTAGCATAACTGAAGACCTCACGATTGACCAGTTTGAACATACCGAAGTCATTGGTCATCACATAACCTTCGGCATCAATTCGGTTGTAGTTGATGTATGCTGCAGGACCATCATTGCGGCAGAGGTATACAGCATCCTCTTTGATAGACTTCACCAACTTCCAGAAACTGATCAGGTTGGGATTCTCAAAGTCATCAGGATTGACTTCCTTACCTTCACGAATGCAGGCATTGAGTTGCTGTTTAATTTGTGCAGCAACTTTAGGTTCTACAAACTCAACGCCAAGTGCCATCACCTTAGCAAACTTGCACACCTCTTTAAGGTCGGCAAAGTATTCGGCACCAGCGAAGATAGAGGCAGTAGGTTGCACGAACTTCACCGTGTCGGTATCAGTCCAGATGCTACGATCAGGCATTGCTACTGCATCACGAAGATCGCTCTCAGCATAATAACAAGTGTGAGGTGCGATGATAATTTGCTGCTCAATTACCTCAGGGAACTGATAGGTGATGGTGTTGGGTTTGTATTCAGAAAATCCACCAAACCCGATAAAATCCCCTTGATAAACGGTGTTTGTAAAAGGAAGAAAATTAAAACAAGCGTGGAGAATTTCTGCAACTTGACCGTTGTGGTTCGTATCAATTTCTTCATGAGATTCGTTGATTTTGATCTTTACTTTGTTGAAGACACTTTTGGTCCCGACGAAGAAGTTTCCAGTTGCAGGATTGCGACCCCAGACAATAGCGGGGGCACCATCAATCTTAACACTGAGATGCCCAGGATTGACGAACCAATCTAACACGGAAAGGTCACCCGTCAGGATAGAATCTTCGGGGTGTTGGAGGTGTGTGTTTTTCATTCCTTTAGAATACCAGGTTTTGGGGGCAGTGGGCGGTTTGGTGGACAGTTAGGCGACTGGCACACAATAGTGCCGCGTCTTAAAATCGTTCATAACCTTGAGACGATCATCAGATGCCTTGCTCACTTGTTCATGAGAATATCCCCGCAAAATAGCACCTACCTGAAGCGATTTGCGAGTCTCAGATTGATCGAAAGAATCCTGACCAAAATATATAAAATCTGGATCATTCTCCAGATCAGTGGGAATCTGATCCCAATCTTCAGTATCAAAAATGTTAAACATTTCCGTTAAGTCACATCAACAAACGTAGTATGACACAGAATCGGGCAGTTTGGGGCAGATGGTGGACACTTGCCCAACTGTCACACGTCCAGGCAGTGGCGACTGGTTTGGTTTAACCTGATCAGCACATCATTCCAGAACTCTTTATCATCTTCGTCGTTGTATTGATTGTTAGTCTCAACCAACTCAATGAGAGCATTAAGATCATCAGGAGTGAGAAAGTTCATCAGGCAACCTCCATCAAATCAGCAGCAACTTCCTCACCATAAAGTTCTGTAATCTCACCAACAATCTCCTCTTCAGTATAAGTCTTGTACTCTTTGACGAGTAAATCAAAGACCATCATTTCAAGAGATTCCACATCCATTCCCTCTACAATGTGTGAAACGTAGTTCTCAACGAACTGAGCGAATTGTTCTTTGGTGAGTGTCATTTGATGAAAGAAACTTCGGTGATGTTAGGATTAGACTTTAGAAGACGATTGAGTAACCGTTTTCTGTTAGAGTTCTTTGATAGATCTAGACCAACGTTAATAGGAACTTCCTCTGAAACTTTGTCATCATAAGAGAAACGAACATAAACAGTTTGAGTCATTTTAGTAATCGTAGTTTGCGTTGATGTACTCATTGAAGTCGAACTTTTCCTGCTTGAGTTCAGGAATGTCCAGATCGAAAATCTCACCTTCCATGTCAGCAATCTCAGTCCAGAGTGTATCTTCCATGTGGTTTTCTCAGGTACGAATGTAATGTAGAACGGATCGGGTCAAAAGTCTAGGGGGGTTGGACCAGTTTCACGACTGGCACACTCCCCCTGCACTAAGTGTTAGAAACTGCTGGAGAATACGTAACCATCTACGAAATCATAATCATAACGAAGATTCTGTTCCCAGGTTGCCTGCCAATCAACAACTACGTAGGCAGGAATATCATACCCATAAACCTCAGTGATAACTTCTTCGGCAAATGTTGCCTC